TTTTTTTGGAAAAATCAGTCAGTCGATTGAAAACCAAATGATACTATTAAAAAACTCCAGACACGTCGGAGGCAAAAATTATAGTATTTTCTGAACTATCGACCTGTTTTGTTGAAAGCGCTGGCACCGCTTTGACTTCGCTGAGAAAGTTCATACTCTGTTGTTCATAAAATGGGGGAGATTCCTCTACAGAATCAACCCATTGATAATGAAGACAAGTATCTTGTACTTTTTCATAGTCAGCTTTGATTGAAAAGATTTTACAAAATCTATCAAAGTCTTCTTTTGGATAATAACTCATCTCTCGGGTTGCTTGATTTAGAACACTTTCTTTCCAAGAAGGGTCCTTTGAATCAGTAAATGCAAGCATTTTCCCAATTGAAGTAAAATCCAATTTTCCTACAACAATACCTAATCGAGTATTAAAGGTTGGAAACCTTTTTAAAAACATTATTTGAGTAACATTTTTTAGTTGTATTAACTTTTCTTGTTTTTGTGATGGTGTGATGTCCATCGAGATAAAACAAGCAAACTCTTTTATTGCTTCATGTGTATACCATTCTTTAACTTGTGGCGATAAAACTTTTACATTATCATCACCAAAGTTAATTAGAGATATATGGTCAAATAAATTTATACTATTATGTCCCTGTGAAACAAAGCTACCAATATATGGAACACTTCGTTTAAGGAAAAAATGTCGTACAAAATAAAATTGAACCACTTCAATAATAAATTCAATAAAACAATTTATTGGTGTTGTTCCATTAACTCCAGAAGCTTGACCTACATCACATATAAATATATTATTTTCAAGAATGAGCACAAATTCTTGATGGCTCTGAAGTACTAATTTAAGTCTAGCTTTTTTTTCTATAGGATTATTCTGATAAAATTCAGATTCAGACATAATCCACCAAATCAATGAAACTGCATATGGTGTAGCAATAGCACACTTATCAAACTTAGAAAAATCAGTATCAATAAATATATTATCATGTAAAAATTGCTCTAAAGTGCCATCTGGATACACATGCTTAAACATTGACCATAATCGCTCATGAAATTCTTGTCCTATTGCATTCATACCTATCTGACCTGGAAGAACATTTCGCAATTTCATACAAGATTCAAAAAATGGAGCTAAATATCGTTTTGATAATACAAAAAATTCAACATTCCCTGAAAAGAAAATTCTAACTAAACCATCTTCCATCTTCTTTTTAGAAATAATTTCATCTTTTGGAGTACCTACTCCAATATTTAAAGGCGGTTTACCTTCATCCATTTGTTTAATTAAATCAATAACATCATTTGCAAAAAACTCTTTATAATATGGTTCTTCAAATGATCCACAAAATAAATCATTCTTTTTCATATTTTTATACCAAATACCTGCACTAGTTTTTAAATTCATCGGATTTATTGTTGCTTCATTTCCACGCAAAACTTTGGTCCAAGAAAGAGGCTTAAGTTTGTGCATCTCTCCATGTAAGTGGTCCATGAAATAATGGTAAGATATAAGAGTCGCATCGAAAAAGG